TTGCTGAAAGGATTGGACGATGAACGAACGAATCGAAAAACTTGCCGAACTATGCGGATTTAGACCATCTCCTAGTATCTACGACAGAAATCAATCGTTTGATATAGAAAAGTTCGCCGAGTTGATTGTGAAGGAATGTGCCGATGTTGCAGCCGATCACGAGGCATTAGATATTTACGAAGAAATTAGAGAACATTTCGGAGTTGAAGAATGAAAGATCGTTTTGATTTAGAACAGCAAATTTTGGAATGCTGGAACGTTACCAATGACATTAAACATGTTACAGAATATGTATTGGATGCTCCACTAGAGCCCAATCGTGAGGACAAGATTAGCAACATGTTGATTGGAATCGAAGAATTGTACAATCTTAAGTTCCAAAAATTGTTTGAGACTTTTGAAAAGTTGATACATGATAAAAAAATTACATGACTAAAACTTTGGGTGTTTGTGGCGGCAGTTACTGGACTGCTGTTATTGAAGATCATAAAATTCCAGAAACTATAGGTGCCGAGGGAACGCACTTTACTGAACTTTTAGCCAAACGTTTAGGCTACGATTACTTCACGTTAGCACGACCAGGCGTGAGTAATTATAGCATTAGGTTGCAGGTCAATGAAATGATTAAAAGAAAAGTTGACTTTGTAATATTTGGTAACGCTACAGCCGGCCGCATAGAAATACCCTTCAAGAAATTTAAAAGGGAATACGGCATACACAATGTTTCTTATTTAAATTATTGTTCTCTTAGTAGGAATAATGTAGATAACTCAAAGGCATCAATTGTTAGTGAAACATTGGCCAATCTGTCATCATATCACGATCAAAAACCTGACAATAGAAACGTATCTATAAAACCACAGCAGGCATTGACTGTAAAAAGTTATCTATTAGATTTACATGATAATGAATATAAAAAACAGTTGGATATTTGGGTGTTAACCAGTGCAGTACAGGCACTTGAAGATTCTAAAATTCCTTACTTGTTCATACCTAATGATGATTGGGTTTACGAAGATCCATATTATGAATGTAGGAAAGGCAATAAAAGGTTTGTCAAGGATGTAAAAATGCGTCCTTGTCACTATGATGAAAAGCATCCTGTTAGAGTGCATCATACTTCGGATGAATCTCAAATGATTTTATCTAGGAAGATATACGGTCACATTGTGGAGAACCAGTTGTTGAATTTCAATGACCAAAATTCTTGCAATTAAAAAACAAAATAGTTATACTGTTAACATATTGAATATGGAAAACAAATGATGCACGTTAAAGATATTTGCGAAAGTTTTGAATTTAAAATTGTTGGTGGTAGTGAATATCAGTGGCAATGTTATGGACCTGATGCCAGATATTTGGATTTTGAATCTGAATATGCACATGGATCATGTATCTTTGATACGGTGACTCAAGAAATTTTTGAGGCTCAGGTAAACAGTAAGGATGAAAATGTTAGGCCTTATCGATGGTTAAACCCTGATTTTAAAGATGATTACCTTGCAGAATGTGAGGAAAAGTCTATAGATCCTAATCAGGCATGGGACAGTGTTAAATGGACTGATCTGGAAGTTGTAGAAGATTTTCTAGAAAAGGCAAACGCCATTTTCAAAGGTAATAGTTTTGATGATCGTGTCCAAGTTCCGCTTGACTTTAATGATGAGGAATTGTTACAATTAGCATTAGAGGCGCATAAGAGAGATATGACTATTAACCAGTTTGTAGAAATGGCATTGCAAGAGGCTATTGATAACGCAAAGGAAAAACATGGAACGGCTTGACGTTTTAGCAGAGAACTACAAACCAACCGAACATTGGACTGATAAAGAATGGGATACCTTTACCACTTGGCTTAAAGGTATGCTACAAGTCAACGATGAGGTTAAGGTCACATTCAATAAAAAAGATGGATCGGAACGTGTTATGCGTTGCACACTAAATCCCAAACTTCTGCCAAAGGTAGAAGTAAAGGAAGGTACCGAAAAGCCTGAGCGTAAAAAATCCGAGGCTGTGATTGCAGTCTATGATCTTGACGCACAGGGTTGGCGGAGTTTTACAATTAAATCTGTTACAAGAGTTAATTTTACAATTCAATAAATACATATAGTATATGAGCAAGTTACAACTTTATTGTAGGCCCTATGTAGTTTTCGACCCTACTAATAAGGATCATAGAAAATGGTTCGCACATTTCAATGAACATTTGACATGGGGTCGATGCCCGGTTAGGTTCATCATCGAAGATGACCATGGTGATTTGATTACAATGATACAGCGTAAGTTAATCCAATATTACGTGGATAAAGAGTTTAAGAAAAAGGCTTGACAATAAATCGGTTTGGGTATATACTACTCACATCATGAAAAAAGAAATTCTCTCATTCAAGATTCAGCGCCCTAAGACACGTGCCCATAAGCCACTGTTCGACAGGGATCTTCCGTTCCAGCCCAAGGTTGTGAACCCCAAAAACCAATACAAGCGCCGTCCCAAGCACCGTAACGGTGACTGGGAGGAAGTGTAAGTTACTGATTTATTTAGGCTTTTTTCTTATGAAAAAGGCTTGACAATAAATCGGTTTGGGTCTATAATACATGTATTGACAGTTGATTAACGGAGATTGATTATGAATTGCTCAGTAACCCTCACAGCCGATGAATTCAAGACCCTTCACAATGCACTGTGGAGCCTGCAATATGGTAACGGTGATGTTACAGAACAGGTTGAAATTATTCGTGGTGCCCTCTCTGGTGCTTATGATCAGGAGCGTGAGGACAGTGATCGCAGGTATGATCATTATAGCCAAGTCCGTAAGGAACTGGGTCTTGATGCGGTGTGGTCTATGTATGAGGTTGACAACCTTAGCGAACCTCATCCGTTTGAGGGTGTCAAGAAGGTGATCTATAGTGCGTTTGGTTCAGGTGATCAAGAGGTTGCTATCAACGGATCCACTTGGGCGGCACTGTATGTTGCAGGTAACGCACTTATCCGTGATAGCGGTGACCAGCATCATATCTATATCGAGGGTTTTAAGCGTAGTTCTATCAACCCCGAAATTTTGTTTATGTCTACAGGATCCTAAGGCTTGACAATAAATCGGTTTGGGTCTATAATACACGTATTGAATCGATAAACGGAGATTGAAATGGCTACTATTCAGGAAATCAATTCGGAAATCATGTTCGGCGACTTTACGAACGACCAACTCAATGCGATTATCTCGGCGGTCAAGTTTCGCCGTAGTCAGTTGACTAGGCAGAATGTTCGGACACTGCGTCTCGGTGAGCAGGTCAAGTTTGTCAATAGTCGCACCGGCGGTGTCGTGATTGGCAACGTGGAAAAGATCAACCGTAAGTTTGTGATCGTCCGTGAGGATCGCGGTAGTTATCTGCCCCGCTCATGGCGTGTCCCGGCTGTGATGTTGGAGGCCGTTTAATGTCTAAGATGAGTGACCTTAGCATTGAGATCCAAGATTATCTTACCGAGGGTGTCCAACCCACTAAGATTGCTAAGATATTGAATATTCCGTTGGCCTGGGTCTATGACACCCTCGAGGCCATGGAAGAATCGGATGAGCCGGATTTGTCTTACGGCGAGGAACTGTAAGTTGTTGATTTGCAACGGTAAAAAAGTTGCAAAAAAGGCTTGACAATAAATCGGTTTGGCTGTATAATACATAGTATTGAAACTGAGAAAACGGAGTAATAAATGGCTTACATGAATCAGGAACGCAAAGCAAAGATCGCCCAAGCACTCAAGCCCGTACTCGCTAAGTATGGCGTCAAGGGTAGTCTGCGTGTCCGTAATCACATGGCGATCAGTCTGACCCTAAAGAGCGGTCCTATCGACTTCATCGCCAACTGTAATGAGGTCTGCGGTCGTGATCATTATCAAGTGTCCCGCGGGTTTCGCCCGATCAAGGAAAGTTACACCGATGTGAACCCCTACTGGTTCCAGGATCACTTTGATGGCGTCGCTAAGGAGTTCTTGACCGAGGCTTTCAAAGCCCTCAAGGCTGCTGACTACTATGACCGTAGCGATGCGATGACGGATTATTTCGACACCGCATATTACTACGACCTCAGCATTGGTCGTTGGGACAAGCCTTACGTGGTGACTGTTTAATCATGCTTGACAAAATTAAGGAAATCTTGTATACTTACTTTTGGTGGCTAGAGTCTTTCTTTTGGTTGACTGTGGTTATCATATCAGTTATCTTTCTTTGGAGAGCATAATGAATCAGTATTGGGTAATGGTAAAATATAAAGATGAGCCGGGAGCGGGTTTTGGTCGAGTGGTTTTGAACGCCGACAATCCTTTCCAGGCAATCCAAATGGCTAAGGCGATGTACGGTCGTCTGCTCATTTCGGAATCGGCTAACCCAGTCTAAATTGGGTAAGATAATGGTTGACACAATCCGCGACATGTGTTATCATTATATCTGTGCAATGTCGCACTTTGTTTATTAAATGAGGTAATGTTATGTCTAATCAGACTTTTAAGGTAGTTGGTATCACTGTTCACAACGGCAACGCTAAGGTGCGCTTCACTGATGACATGGTCCGTCGTGTCAAGCAGTTCACTAAGGGCGGAGCCACTCGTTGTGAGTTCATTGAGTTGCCTAGCGAGATGACTAAGGTTGAGGCACTCAAGTATATGCTTACTCGTCCTGAGTATGCAAATGCTAGCGATCAGGCTACTATCAATGATAGTCTTGCCGATCGTGAGAAGGAAGCCCGCAAGGGAGAAGTCAAGGTGAAGGCTACTAAGGCTAAGCCTAGCATCGATGCTATCAAGAGCCGTGCTAAGAAGTCAGAAGTGTCCGTGGAGGACGTACTGAAGGCAGTTGCTGAGTAATCTTCAGTAATGCCAAAAAGGTAGGCCCCGCAAGGGGCCTTTCCTTTATTTAAATTACCAACTTGTTGTGCCTGTAAACTTAGCCCAAGTATTTGCTGATACGCATACATACAAGTTACCACCTGTATCATATGCTGCCTCACCTGCTGTTCCTGCACTTGTGTTCGCTACAGGAGCAGTACTCCAAACTACAGTATTAGCATTGATTACTGGTAGAGCAACGAATGTACCATTACCAGTTAGAACGTTTGACACATTACCATCTAAGTTAGTAGCAACAATGTTACCAAACGCGGCTGAACCATTAGCAAAGTTGATTGCTACTGTATTGCCTGATAGTGTTAGATTACTTTGATCGAAAACGAATCCTGCAATGTTGGCGCCGTCTACGGTTGTTATACTACTAAAGCCGCTGATGTATGGAGCAGGGCTAGCAACACCTGAAACTAAAATGTTGCCAGGAACTGAGAAATTACCTGTTGTATCAAATGTCCAACTCTTTGTATTTCCTGTATTGCTATTATTAGTAGTCAATACAAGGTTTGCGTCACCTAAGATTTCACCATTATCGGCATAAATTGTAACTGCGTTGCCACTGACACCAGTGAACTCAGTATTAAGAGCAGTAATCTCAAGATTAGCAGGACCTGCTAAACCAACATCTTCTGACAAGATTCTTGGATTTGCACCACCGCTGATAGTTAAGAAAGGATCAGTATTGCCTGCTACGTCACGTGGGAAGTTCAAGTTACCATTTTCGTCAAATGTCCAACGAAGGGCTATACCATCAATTTCTTTTGTGTTTTCAATGTAAACTTGAGGCTTATCTATTAGATTATCTTTGAAAGATACATTTAGACGAGAAGATGCGGTATTAGATCCTGTGATACTATCTTCTACATATAGATCCCATACGCCTGCTGTTTGGTATTCTACTGTTTTGACATTGGCAAATGTTGTAGTGAGTTGTAATGATGTACCAGAAGTTATGTTACCTGCGGGGAAAGTTGTAGTTCCGTCATTACCGAATGTCCAAGTGTTACCACCGCTGTGAATGAATACGTTAGGAGCACTACCGTTATAGTAACCTACTTCAAAACTTGAATCTTCACCGCCTAAGAATATGTTAGCAAGTGGTTCATCAATATTTGAACTTGGTGCTCGTAAGTGAATATGTCCCGGGGCAGTTGGATCAAGAACTAGTGACTGTGAAGTATATCCGGCGTCTGGTATAAATGTCATTGTACTGACATTTGGATTTACTGGATCCAATGAACTGTTAGCAACGCTTCTAATTATGCTACTACCACCTGCTAAGATTAAATCACCGGTGTTATCAAGTGTCATAATGTATGATGTGTTACCATCATATGAACTCATAATGATGTTGCCAGTGCTACTTACTTGAACATACTTGTCATCATTACCTACGAATAAATCATATGCTTGACTATTGCCGGTGTCAAAGTGAATGTGACTTGGTAGGTCTCCTGCACGAACTTGTAGATATGCTAAGTTAGCAGTAAAGTTTGCGCCAGCACTTAGATTTAATGCTGTATTATCGCCTTGAACGGTGACATTACTAAATGTCACATTACCTGTGTTAGCACCACCAATTGATACTTGTGTGCCGTTAGCATAATTAACAGCAAATGTATTGCCTGGTAGTGTTAGATTACCAGTACTGTCAAAGTTCCAGTAGTTTACTGTAGTTGCGTTATTACCTACTGCTAAGAGTAAGTTGGCAGCACCGTTAGCATATGGAGTATTCATTCCTATTACTGCTATACTATCGGGTGTGCTTTGATTTGCTGCCCAGCCCATTAATGTAACAGCGTTAGCACCTTCTCCTACAATTTGTAGAACATCGTTATATTGTAGTACACTTGAACCACCAACGGGCCCTGGTCCAATCACTAAGTTACTTGGTGTTGTTAGATTACCGTCAGTACCAAATGTAAAAGTATTGCCATTAGCGTCAAGTGTGATGTTACCATCTAATGTAGCAATATCGATGATGCTATTACCATTGCTTAATGGTAGACCACCGCCGCTTGGAGCAGCAGCAAATACGCCATTACCGTATAATATGTTACTTGAACTGCCATCTAAATTCAGTCCTGAGATATTACCTAATGCTGGTGCGCCTGTCAAGTTTCCATACGGTACGCTTGAAAGTCCTGCACCATTACCTGTAATTAACCCAGTTGTGCTAATTGTGTTATTGCCAAACGCGGCTAATAATGATGTAACATTACTATTGCTATAATCTGTAACGTCTGCGCTCCACGTGCCGTCACCGTGTAATACGTTGCTAGCATTACCATCATAATTAGTACCTACTATGTTGCCTAAGTTGGTAGCACTTATGTTACCTACGCTTACGTTTCCAGTAGTTGTTATAGTATTAGATCCAAATGATCCTAATAATGAAACTACGTTACTATCACCATAACTACTGTTAGCATCTGCTCCCCATGTACCATCACCTCTTAATACACTACTAGAGTTACCGTTTAGGTTGATACTAGAAATGTTACCTAAGTTAGCAACATTAGAATTTATTGTAACAATGCCAGTACCATCTCCGTTAGAAGAAGTAATAGTAACATTGTTACCAGCATTGATCTGCGTAACGCCAGCAGCCGGGGCAGTATATGTATATTGATTAACAGTCTCGTTGACCGCTGTAACTGCGATACCACCTGTAGTTTGATATACAGTGACCACATCTCCTGAACTATTTGAAGGAGATGAAGTAACGGTTAATGTACTGTTTTCTCCTACAGTTGATGTACTAGCAGTCGCTTGATTGAATAATGTTTCAGAATTAGTTACTACTACAGGAGCAGTACTACCACTGGCCTGTTCTTGTGCTACTGCTCTAGCAAGTTGTCTTGCTACTGTAGGATCTGCTACAGATACAAGTTGTGGATTAGAACGTGTTGCTGACATTTTTATTGTTTCCTTATTATTATTTTTATATTAACCTATAAACCATCCAGTACCATTACTGAATACTGGCATTGCATTTCCGGCACCGCCTACTGCAGGTGCATTAAATGTTGTTGAGTCCGCATCAGTGACAAATGCTCTTGCACCTGCACCAGCAGTTGCTGCCGCAGGCAATGCACTAACTGTTACTGGAGTAGTTTTAACAATAGTTGCAACTACTGCGGCATTTGCTCTGTATAATTCAAATGCATTGTTTGCGTCAGACATTCTAGCAAACTCTGCGTTTGCAGTAAATCCACCTGTACCGAATACGATATCTCTATTAGCACCATTAGTGCCCGTAGCAATAACTAAGTTACCACCTGTTCCGCTACTATATGTTTCTACAAAGAAATATCCATCACCGGCACCAGTTAAACTATAATTAGCATCGGCAAATGTATTGCCATTGAAACCGAAATCAGAATAACCTTCTGTGTCAGTGCCATCAGCACCTTGTGCGATCCAGTCGCTTGAACCACTGTTATCTTCATTGATTAATACTGCTTGACTATATGTATTAGATGTACTTGAGATAACAAGTGTTGGTGAACTTAGTGCATTGCCTGCCGCTTCTGCGTTTGGTCCAACAAACAATGTTGTACCTGATAATACTACGTTGCTAGGTGCTCTAAAAATACCATCAGTATCAAAGGTGAAATGTAGATTAGAGTTTGATGTGTCCGTAGAAATAACAACATTGCTATGACTGTGAATTTCAAATTCATCACTTGAGTTTGGTTCGATTGCCCATTGATATGGACCGGGCCAATACAATGCACCACCTGCACCAAACACCCATGTAGCATTGATGTTACCGGCGTCAGTTACTACACTAACGTTAGATACGCTACTAATTGTATTAGTTCTTAAATTTCCAACAAAATAATCAGCGTTAGGTACAGAAACATTTCCACCTGCTCCAATATAACCTGTGTTTACTGGACCTAGAGTTGTAGTTCCAGAGACATTTAAATCATTAGTTACTGATATATTACTAGAACCAATATTTCCAGTATAGTTAGGAAGATAGTTAGCGACATCTGTATTACCATATGTGGCTAGATTAGATAAGAATCCGCCGTCTCCTGAAAAGAAATTAGCAACTACTAAGTTACCTAAGTTGGCATTCGCCGCAGTTATATTACCTGACACATCTAAACTTGTTAATGTGCCAACACTTGTGATATTAGGTTGTGCGGCATTGCTTACAGTCTGTGCTAGAACTGATTGTGCGGCAGCAGGGAAATATGAACCACCTGCTCCGTTAAGAATTAAATTACCTACGATCTGTAGGTTAGCCTTTTGAGTCTCTGGAGTACCAGACATGTTTACGACTGGGACTAACGATGTGTATGCAATGTTAGCACCTATGTTTGTTAAAGCCGTAATTTTTATACTTTGTGTCATTTTAGTTTCCCTTGTTATGCAAATGTCACACCATTATTACCAATACAGAACCATTTATTAGAAATATATTGTAATGTGCATCCTTGACCGGCAGCAGTAAAACTCATAGTTCCACCGCCGCCCCAGGCAGCATTGGTTACTGTAATGACCATTGGTCCGGTATATGCTTTCATCATAAATGTTTTAATTTGTCCGTCAGTTCCGGCTGCTAACGTTGCAGTTTCGGATAACGATGTTGAAAAATATGTGGCTGTGACGGCTAAACTAACATTAGCCCCCGATGCTAGGTCTTCACTACCGTTTAGGTATAGACTACCATTAGCAATAACATTACTTGTTGTAATACTGTTGCTAATAGTTATACTACTAGGTAGATTGATGTTGATTGTTCCTGCACCTACTATAGGACTTCCTGTTATAGTTAATTGACTACTTGCAATACCTACGCTAGTTACAGTGCCACCTAACGTAGTTGTAGAAATAGTAACGTTTCCGTTTCCGCTACTTACACTGATTCCTGATCCAGCATTAATTCGTGTGACACCTGTATTCGTAACAGTGATATTACCGCTAGTTGTTATTGGACCACCGTTAATCTGTATGCCAGCCCCCGGTGTGATACCTATACTAGTAACTGTTCCTGAACTATTACCGTTGCTAGCAGATGTAATTCTTCCATAAGCGTCAATACTAACATTAGGATTGGTGTAAGTTCCTGCAGTTACTCCGCTAGTTGCTAAATCGATACTCATGTTACCATCAGAAACTAACGGAGAACCTGTAACGGTTAATCTAGCATTGCTTGCCGGAACTAAACCTACACTTGACAATGTGCCACCGCCGTTGCCGTTACCACCTGAGGCAGATATTGTGATATTACCATTAGACTGGTTAATAAACACTCCGCTACCAGCAGTAATGCTAGTCACGCCGGTGTTGGTTATACCTATAGTCCCTGTATTCGCATCACTAGTAATTGCGATTCCGTTGCCTGCATTAAACGTATTATATGGACTAGCAGTATTTGCTAGAATTCCAAAATTAACGTTAGTTTTAGTGAATGCGGCGTATAGGCTATCGCTACCCGTACTTTCGTTAGGCAGACCTATACTTATGACCTGAATGTTTCCGATTGCCATCTATTAGTCCTTATCTTGTATTTATCAATAAGGACTAAAAGAACTCCCGCATCCGCATGTACTTTGTGCTTGAGGGTTTGTGATAGCGAATCTAGCACCCTCTAAATCGTCTTTAAAGTCTACTGTTGCGCCCATTAGGTATTGTGCCGAAATGGGGTCGACCAGGACACTTGACGAACCTGCAGAAATTTCAAAATCATCTTCTGCTTGCTCTTCATCTATAGTGAAACCATACTGAAATCCACTACATCCTCCGCCCTGAACAAACATTCTAAGACGGCTTTTAGGATTGTTTTCTTCTGCTAAAACTTCTGCTATTTTGCTTTTTGCTGACTCTGTAATTGTTATCATTTATAAACTCTTCCCCCAACGTGTACTCATTTTATTCCAGTCAATAATTTTCCATAATTGCTTGAGGTATTCTTTCTTATCACTTCCGTAATCAAGTATCCAGGCATGTTCCCACCAATCAACTAATAGTAGTATATCGTCACGTACTTCGTGGTTGGCTATTGTTTTTATCAAGCCTGAAGTACTAAGATATATCCAGCCACTGCCCTGTATGGCCATAGCCTCTTCTTGGAATTTATCTTGGAATTCACCGTAAGTTCCATAGTACTTTTCTATGAAACTTAATATTGGACCGTTTGGTTTATTGATAGTTCTTACAGTTCTAAACTGATCGAACCAGATATTATGCAGAAATACTCCTGCATAATTAAACTCTCTATCGCCCTCACGATTGTTGTATCGTTTGGCGTAGCCTTTTGCTAACTTATTATAGTGAAGATCGAGGGTGTCATCACTCATTACTGGACTTACGTCTTTCCGAGTGAAATCTAGGGGATTGATTTCTATATCATCCCAATGGGTTTTACCCTCAATTAATTGAATGAACGGGAGCATGCATATATTTATCGCATGCTAATAGTCTGAATAATCTGATCCGTGATAATCTGGTTAGTTTTTATACCCGAATGTGCTAAGTCTCTTGCCAAATCTATTTTTTTAATTAGGAAATCGTATGTTTGAAAGGAACTTAGTGCTGAGTATTGCACATTGAATATTGGAACATCAATGACATTAGATAATAGTCTTGATGTTAAATATTTTCTACTATGAAAAAATCCAGTGATTTCTCCGGCAGCCATAAAATCTTTGAATTTAGATTCTGGGTACCAAGAACCCATCAAAAGGATATTTTCATAGTTGGGGAAAACACCGGCATATCTGCTATGATCAGGCCATTGAATAAAAACATACTTTGGTTTCTTTTTAAACTTCAAAAACCAAGTTATTAAATTATGTTCTAATACATCTAACCCTGATCCACCGACTGCTAAATTATAATAGTCAGTGTTGAAATGCTTAGATACTTTATATGGATACGTATCTTCTAATTCAAGTCCAACACCCTCAGTATGGCTACATCCAGTAAAAAGAATATAGTTATCAAAATCTAAATCTTTAATATCAGTGCATCTAAAACCATGCGAGTTATACTTATATGTAATCGACTTTGTTCTATACAGCCAATCTTCAGGCTGTTCCTTTAGATTTTTTTTATATAACTCAATAGTATCTCCGCCGCTAAACGGTTCTTCAATGTTTATAGACTCTGTGCATAGAAAATCGTCAAGGAACTTCATGGTCTAATCTTGTTGGATCTAATTTGTAAAGTATTAACAATCAAATCTGAAATACCAAGTTGATCATATGCATCACCATTAAACAATAATTCGATCACATTTTCTGATTCTATTGTTTTCTCTTTATCAGCAAGTGTGATCTGATACATAGGATAATTAAATTGTTTTATAATATGAGAGAACATAGCCCGCCGGCTAGAATGAAATCCAACATCATTCGCAACGTTCATTAACGTCATAACATCTTCATTATTATAATTTGCCGGCTTTACATAAGTAAGTGTAGAATCTGAAACCAATATTGCATTGGCAAATTCTGAAGCAAATACGATTGCCTTAGGTGGTTGACTAATTATATGTACCCAACTAAGTAAATTAAATTTAATGGCTTCAATACCACCATTAAAAATAGATAGATTGTAATAATCTACATTTAGTTTTTTAGAAACGATATACGGGAAAGTTTCTTCAATAGGTAAATGATATGATAAACATATGTTATCCCCTACAAATAAAATATAATTATGTAGGTTTAATTCTGATAACTCTTTACATCTATGACCGTATGAATTTAAATTAACATTAGATTCCCAATTTCTCAAGAATTTATTCATTACCTACGCCTTACGATTCTTCCTTTTGTTAGGTCGTAAGGGCTCAATTCAACCTCAACATTATCACCTAAAAGTATTCTGATTTCATGTTGACGCATTTTACCTGACACATAACTCAAAATAGTAGTGCCGGTTTCCAACTTTACTTTAAAAGTAGCGTTGGGCATAACATCGACAACTTCACCATCAAACTTAATCGTACCTTCTTTAGCCATTGTGTTTTGTTAATCTCCTCAGTTAAAACACATAGATATCATAACAAAAGACATAGCCAAAGTCAATACTTATTTCTTTAATATTGCCCAAACTTTCTCCTTTTCTATGATTTCTTGTTCTAGTTCTTTATAGCGTTTACCCAATTCTTTAAGTTCATCCCATTTCTCTTCTAATTCAGGATTAGGATGTAATATGGCTAAACGTTCTTCTATCTTATCAAGCATTTCATTAATGCTTTTACCCTTGATCTTTACATCACCTTCAAACTCAGCATCACCGTTTACCTTTAGTCCTGGGTTAGTATTAACACTACCCCACATTATAGTATCACTCATACCTGTAGTCAATACTGTCCCGGCGCCACCGCTACCACCAATACCAATAATTGGATTATTATAAACTGGGTTTACAAACGGACTAGTATTACCTGTCGTGTATGTATATTGACCACTACCTATAGCACCTATACTATACGAACCCATTCCAGTACTAGATGTACTTGCTGTAATATTACTTTGATACGTTAAATCAGATAAGTTGATACTCATATTATCATCTAGGTCTGATATCTTAAATAAATCTTGTTGTAAATTATCATCACCTAATGATGTAATAGTAATAGTATCGTATGAATAATTTGGATTAGATTGTGACATTATTTGTTAGCCTTTTTAAGAATTAGTCGGCCTTTATCATCAATGTCGATTTCTACATCATCACCTTCTTTTAGTTTTAATGCTTCTAACAATGGGGGTGGTAATGGAATGATCAAGTCCCCGTTCTCATCTTCTTGTGTGATGACTTCATATCTGCGTTTATCGATTGTTTTGGCCATATTATATTATACTGTTGTAAATGTGCTACGTCAACTATTTAGTTACCCAATGCGATAAGAATAAATCCCTATCGCCTTCGTATCCTAACTTTAGATCATGGACCCCGTGTCCATAGTAACCATTATGACATATGATAGAATTAGATGTTGTTTCAAAAGAATATAACGGCTCGTTCTCTACTAGCGATACCTTTAGTTGTCCGCCATATGAAATGTCCCAATTTGGATGCATGTAATATATAACGACCCAATGATTTTTAGGTAATACCCCTGGCAATATTCCGTGCTTATGCCAGTATGTGATCTGATTATTTCTATAGCATCTTACCATATATGGTTTTGGATCACTCAAGTTATTAGATTCTAACCAATCTTTAATACTATACATCAATTTAGTGAATGATGTGCCTAGGTGTTCTTTATACGAATCAATATCAAACTTATAATTAACAATCGAACCCATAAACACTTTATTATTTGTGTTTTCTGTTATAGTACCGTCCTGATTTATTACAATAGACTTATCACGTTTGTTAACCAAATCATCTTTATAACCAAGTAAATTTTGAAAATCAGTTTGGTTTAATAATGACGTATTATGAAATACACCGTTCATAGTGCCCATGGCATTTTTTCTTCTAATAGTTTTCTTTGACTATTTAAATAACTTTCATATAAGTTAACAGTTCCTTCGTTTATATCTTTACCAGTAATAATACTTAAATCGTTTAATGTTTTATCTTTGTTATTCATTATATCGTGGAATTTAAATTCATATATATCCGAATGATAATCGTAGAATTTACCTAAATCTACATATTGAAAGTTTTCTTCAAAAGAGGATAGGTACTTATCTACTTCTTCAGTAGTAGCATCCATTGGATTTTCTGTTGATATGTTATGTAACCTACAAATTTTTTTCCATTGGTTTAAATATGACACACTCAAATCATTCATATCAGCAACAACGTATCTAATAGATTTGTAGAAAAAATTTCCTCTTATTAATTTTTCTTCTTTAGGGGTATGACTAATAATTAATATCTTTCCTAAAGGAAATCTAATCTTGTATCTATTAAAACTAATAGGAATATGATTAGTAAAAACTAAAGGTCTAGATTCGTCTAATGGTTCTGCTAATTCAAACTCTACTGCACTATGACGTTTATAAAATAAATGATGTTGATATCTAAATTTATAAACAAAATTAGGATCCTCTAACTTCTTTTTATCTAATATCTTTTTTGGTATAGACTCTGATACATAATTCCTATCATTTTTTATTTTTAGAGGAACATCATAATGAGCATTGGCTTTTGAAAAGGAATAATTTAATTCATTAGGATAATATAGACTATAAACCAATAATCTTAAAAAACTACCACCTGCTCCGGGAGCATATATGACATAGTATGCAGGGGTATTTTCAAATTTTTTTACCAAGCCCTGCATGACCAGTAACGTGCCTTCCATCGTGGACCTGGATTCTTGCAATTGTGTCTTGCGCGGAAATTTTTGCGACGACCTGGATTTGATTTTTTAATACGCATATTTTTATCGCCAAAGTTCACCTTGACAACTTTACCGTTTGGCTTACGAACATATACCTTAGACTTCTTAACGTCACCTGCCATTGGCTTACCTAGAGGAACTTTACGACCCTGATACTCTGCTTCACAAATAATATTATTAATGTCTAGGAATTCTAGCATAGGTTCGTCGGCTTCTAGTATAATTCCATCTTCCGTAAATCCTACGACTCCGGTTTCGATGACAAAATCTTCACTTAATTCAAAGTCAACGCTATCGTATAATTCGATAGTTTCTGTCTCTTGTATTTCGTCTAAAGTTTTCAGCAAGTCTCTAAAGTCTGACATAATAGTTCTCCTGCATGTATTTATCAGAATATATTCCAAATGTTTGGTTTTTTAGAAACAATGTCGTCAAACTTATAATCATAACTGATTTGTAGCAAAATTCTAGGAAAATTGTCTTGAATGACACGAACATTGTGCAAATTGCTCACATTTACTAGTGTAGGGTTTTTACTACTATACAGACTAGTTTGTATGGGTTTTTGAGTATTAGGTTTACCTCTAGGGGGAACCACTATACTATCATCATAAAAATTGATAGGTTCCTGCAAATTGTATACAATGGGTATAGTTACACAAGTAAATCTGTCATCATCTCTATGAGTAGTAGTCAAGTACCATTTACCATCTTTTAACGACTTATCATGGCATTGGATGACTATGTTTTTATATGGCACACCTACAGATTCTATTATGTCAGATAATAATTTTTTATAATATTCATTAAAAAAACCTAACCCTACATAGTTTCTGCTATCCCATACGTGTGAAGTACTAGACACTAGATTATCCCAGTTATTTTTAATTGTGGTTGGATCGTCTAACCTGACAGATGTTAGTTCAGCAAGATTATTCATACCAACTCATACCTAAAAACATTCTGAGTGGACATTGTTGTGTTATGGGAGTCATCCAATGGGGGTGATCTCTAGTCCATAGTACCATGGTATTAGGTTTAGGACTAAAGGGAATTTTATCCAATTCTGCAAGTGAAGATAGATGTAGTATACCTCCCCAGTTATCGTCCCAGTAGTCGTGGCAAAAAAGCAATGAAGTAAAACATTTATCTATGGCAGCGCCCTTTACCGGACCGTCACTATGTCTATGCATCTTAGTATCCATGTCCCCATACTGAAGCCAGATATTGCTTAGTTTTATATTTGGATACCCCTTATCAATAATATATTGTCTTAGTTTCTGTACAGGTTCTTTAATGTCGGAACCAAAAAATCCTAGTGACTCTTTTTCGACATCATCAGAGTTGCACCAAAATCTCACACGTTTTGCTTCTTGCTCAGATTTGATTGGATTGTACCTGCCGTACTCAATAGATATATTGTCATCAACTTCGAATGCACCATATTCTAATTTAGACA